CCACGGTGTTTCCTCACGATGCTCCCATCTTCCAAAACCATCTTGGAGTGGGTGGCTGACAACGCGAAGAACCGGATGATTTGCCACGGTGTGCCAGGGTACATCTCAGACAGGTAGACGTAGAAGAACGCATACATGAACCGGGCCGAAAGGTCGCGGTCCCAACCTGTCAGGTCGGTGGAGGTGGCGGCGTAGGAGTACTGGGCTGCCTGGAGCAACCTATCCTGAGCGGGAACGTTCTGATTGCGGCAGACGTAATGCTCGGAGGAAAGATCTTGCGACCAAAGCTCGTCCCCCCTGCCAAAGTACAAGCTCCAGAGAATCTTGTAGTGGAGGGGGGGACCCTGTATGCTGCGGGTGACGCCGGCATCGACCTTTGCTTGGCTGTAGGTATCCTTCTTGCCGGTGACAGACCAGATGATGGTCTCAGCGGCGGCGGTGGGGTCGGTCATGATCTCGCCAATGAAAGAAAGGACAGCAGCTGCGAGGACTACGGCGCCGTTGGCGTCTTGAGTCCCCAGGGCTTGTATGAAAGCCTCCTGTGTTGGGTACTTTCCCCCGTACACCCTGTCGGGGGTGTGGTTGGGGTCGAGCGGAAGATCGACAGCGATGTTCCCGGGGCTGCTCTTGGCGTTGATGCGCTTCATAGCCTCCAGGACGTCCACGATAGAAGGCTCCGGGATGGGATCCTGAGCGCAGCCTAGGGCAATATCGTCAAGAGCCGCCAGGTGAAAGGCTGTCTCGACTTCCGCGCTGCTGAAGGCGGCCCCCTTCGTGGGGTTGCCGAACTTGGCTACCTCCTTAACCAGCGACTTGCTATCTCCTCTTCCGAAGTAGTGACCGACGGGGAGATCCTCCCCCGCGATGGGGGCGTAGTCTGGGTTCTCAATCCAGAAGCCGGGCTTGGTGGGGTATCGCTTGGTGGCCAAGCGCTCAGGGAGCACTTCCAAACCAGTGGCATCCGCTAGGGACGCGGACTGAGCCACACAGCACTCACCTGGGCCCAAAAGGGGGTAGTCGGCGGGGTTGATGCGGGCCCGAGGGTGCACGGAGGCTTGGGGGGGGTCCCTCTCGCCACCGTTCAGCTTCTGGCCTGACACAAACGCGTTGCCGTACTTGTGGTTGCCAACCACTCGCCCCTTGGTGTCGAAGTACGGAGTGCGGCAGTCG